AATAGCAACATATTTTCTTGATATGGAATGTGCCAACTGCGGAAGTATGGCAACAGCACCAACACTACTAGATAGAGAGATAACAGAATGATTAGATCCAAAAAACTTAAAGAACTTGAACTTAAAATAACTCAAATGGAAATGACTCTTGAATTACTTATACTTTCTGTAAACAACTTAATGGAATCTCAAGAGATGGTTATAGAAGACACAGGGGCCTTAAGTACGCTCCAGGCCAGCTTAGATGCTGGGAAATGGTATACAAACCCTAAAGAAACCCCTTGACATTCTGCTATTATTTAGTAGAATTAAGTCATGAATAAAAAACTAATAACTGCGTTAATCGCAATCACACTAGCATTACCTACAACCGCTCATGCAGCGGGACTACAGAATCGTCTAGATTCAATACCATCAGTTGCCATTCTTGATACAGCAATTGACACATCGTTACCAGCATTCCAAGGTAAAATTATTCAAGAAGTTTGTATTTTGGAGTGGACAACATGTCCAAATGGCCAGTCATTTATGGAGGGTAAGGGAGCAGCATCAATGCCTGCTAACCAAATTACCCTTAACGGTTTTGATCATGGAACTTTTATGACATCAGTTTTTGTAAAAACAAATCCTTATGTAAATATTGTTTTTATTAAGATTATTGGAAACACCTCAACTGGTTTGCGTCAAAATGCTGGGGAAGCGTCAGTTTATAACGCCCTAAACTGGGTAAAATCTAATGCATCAAAATATAATATTCAAGCAGTAACGATGTCTCAAGGAATGCATAATCTTGGAGCAGGAACAGATTATTGCCCAAAGACTCCAACAACACAACAGTCTGTTAAAGACTTAATTGCAATTGGAATACCAACATTTTTTCCTTCAGGAAATGGCAGAGACTATGCACGTATTGATTGGCCAGCATGCTTAGATGAATCAATTTCGGTTGGCTATGTAGACCAACAAAATGAAATTTCAATTAGCAGCAATAACGATACAGCAAAACTTGACTTTTTTGCCCCAGGATTTTTTACTATTGCTGGACCAGGAAATGTTTCAAAAAATGTTTCAGGTTCATCTGCTGCAATCCAAGTCGCAGGAGCACAGTGGATTAGTCTAAAATCAGCAAAGCCTACTTACACATACGATCAACTGCTCACAGCATTGCGTTTAACAGCATCTTCTACAATTGGAAGACAAGGCACGTTCACTAAGTTGATCAATATCAACGGAGCACTTGCATATAATGTTGCCCCAATCGGCCCTACACCAGCAGAACTTGCCGCACAAAAAGCTGCAGTAGATGCAGCAGCAAAGGCCGCATTAAAAGCAGAAGTTGATAAAGCAATTGCAGTAGCGCAAGCAGAATACGATGCTACAGTAAAGGCTGCAGCAGATAAACTATCTGCATACAAAACAGCACAGTTAGCACGACTAAATGGATAACAAGTTAACTGTACTTGAAGAAATTATTAAAGAAATTGGCGAGGAGTTGTACCAGAAATGGTACAACGCTCTTGCTATTGAAGATAGGACGGAAGAAGCTTCAAAAGCAATGTCTTCTAATGCAGGAGAAACCGCAGTTTGGGTAATCCAAACATTTATGAATAAATTTAATAAAGCAGCGGATGAATTAAAGGGAGAGTAAGTTGATAGTTACAGATGAAAGTTTTGATAGGGTCTTAGATTCACACAATCTAGTTCTTATTGACTTTTGGGCCCCATGGTGCGGACCATGCAAAAAGGTATCTCCAATACTAGATGAGATATCAAATGAACGTGGGCTGTGGGTCGGTAAGTTAAATGTTGATGAGAATCCTATTAAATCAGCAGAATACTCTGTAACCTCTATACCTTATATGGTATTATTTAAATCAGGAAAACCAGTTAAAACTATTACTGGCGCAAAACCTAAGCACCTAATGTTAGAGGAGCTCTCAGAATGGATTTAGAGTTCGATTCAAAAGATAATGATCATTTAGAGTTTGAAATATGGCTTAAAAGTGGTTATGACCGTGGCTGGATATCAGATGTATTTTGCGATACACACGATGGCCCACCAATGTCTGATGAAGAAATGGAAGAATGGGATGAAGGTGGAGACCCCTGTTCGTTTCACGTAAAAATACATGAATTACATTAGCAACATTTGGATTGCATAAACGTCTTACATGGTGTGAACTATCACAAATTTCTGTGCTCGTAAAGAGACAGATCACAAAAAGGAGAAATAAATAGAATGAAATCATTCAAAAAAATATCGCTAATCATCGCTGCAGCCCTGACTAGCACAATGCTAATCTCGCCAGCAGCTAACGCGGCAACCACAACTTTAACAGTTGCGGGTTCTGCAGCAACAGGTGGCACGGTAGCAACAGCTCCCGTAGCACTTCCAGTACCAGCAGATAACAGCATAGATGCAGCAGATGCATTAAAGATTGCTGTAACATCTGTAGATACAGGAACGGCAGTAACAGCAGTTGCAGTAAATGCAACTATCGTGCCAGCGCTTGCAACATCAAGCGCTCCAGTAACCGCATCAAGCGGATCATCATCACTAACAATTAATACAGGAACGGGAACCACAGCAGATTTTTATGTATATACTAAAACTACGACTGTTGGAACTGTTGTTGTAACAATTGGTGGAAGCTCAACAACATATTATGTACAAGGTACCGCAGGTGCTTTGAACTCAATCTCGTTGACTGCACCAGCATCTGGGGCAGCAGCAACAATTGCAACACTTAAGGTGGCAGGATACGACGTATTCGGAAACCTAAAGGGTGGAGCAACAATTAATACTTTAGTGAGTAATAATGGTGCAGCAACTGCAACATCACTTACAACAGATACAGCGGTAGCAACACTTGGTACCAAGGAGCAGACAGTAACACTTCCTGCTTCAGGTTCAGTTGTAGTTACAGCATACGCAACTGTAGCAACAGCCGTAACAGGATTTACAGCACCAGTTGGTTCTGTAGTTGCAACAATAGCAGTTCGTGATCTTGCAGGAGAACTTTCAGCAAAGAACGCAGAATTAGCAGTTGCTAATGCAGCACTTGCAGCAGAAAAAGCAGGACGTGCTTTAGATAAGGCTGCAGCAGATTCAAATGCTACAACGCTTAAAGCACAACTAGATACAGCAACATCTAAGGTCGTATCAGAAAAGGCAGCAGCAGATCTTGCTAAGGCTACCTACAAGGCGGAATATAATGCGCTTGCAACTAAGTGGAACAAGAAGTTCCCTAAGTTAAAGGTAGCACTAAAGAAGTAAATAACTTCAATTAAAGGGGCAGGACTTAGGTCTTGCCCCTTTAATATTTAAATGATAGAATTGTTATTGAACAAAGGATAATATTGAAATTTCATTCTATGACAAGAGGGAACGAACAATCAGCCCAGTACCTGTTAGACCTTTCAGTAAGACTTGAAAAGGCTGGATATGAGTCAGTTCTATTGGTATACCATTCAAAAGTCCCAGATTTTTTAACAAAAGCAGTAAGAGTTATGTCTTCTAAACAAAAATTAAAATATATGATTGCAATTAGAACTTATGCAATAAGTCCAGAGTATATGGCAATGATATGCCAATCAATAAATGAGATGGCCCCAGATAAAATAATTTTAAATGTGGTTTCTGGCGATATTCACAGCGAAGAAACAAGCATAAAGGACCTAGTATTAGTAGATCAGTTTCTTCAAACAACTGAATCTAGGATTAATTACACAGACATATGGCTTAATAAATTTTTAAATATGGATATCTTGAGGTCTAAGCCACCAATAGTAATGGGCGGCCACTCGGATGAAACAAGGAAACTAGCAATAAAACATAACGCGACTCACCTTTCTATGATAAATAGACACGAAGATCACTTAAAAAGCAGCAACCCAGTCAATAATAAAAATCAAATGATTTGTTTTGGGTTAGTTGTAAGGGATACACAACAAGAAGCAGATAGTTTTGGAGAAGAATTTTTTAGTGAGTCAGAGAAGCTTTTGTTTATTTGCGGCACAAAAGAACTATTAAAAGATAAAATTAATTACTTAAAATCAATAGGTATTAGCGACCTGCTGGTTCACGATCATCTGGAAGACCCACAGTCGGGCCGTGTACATGATATAATTGAAGAGCTTATAAAGGAGCAAAATGGAATCCAATAAAAGAAGTTTATACAAGTCAATTACTTGGCCAGTTGTCCACATTTGTTTTGTTGGCACATTAGTCTATTTCTTTGAAAAGGCTATTACTGGCGAAGCTCATTGGGAGTATGCTGGTACGTTTGCAATTATTTACAGCGCATGCGAAATGATTGGGTATTTCTTACATGAAAGAGCGTGGTCAAAGTTTGGCGGTAAGATTAAGTAATGGCAAAAAGAAAATCAACAGCATTTAACGATACTCAAATTAAAGATGGAAGAATTGTTAGATTGAGAAAAGATGGAAGAGTTAAGGCAGACCTAGGGCCTTACGTTCAAGGACAGGCAAAGAAAAAAACTTTAAACAATGTTTAGTGGTATATGTGAAATAAAAGATTGCGGACAAAAGTCTTCTAGGATTGGAAGTCTGCCAGAATCTGGCATTATTGATATGTGTGCAGATTGTTATGAAAAATTATATAAAAAATGAAAAAAAATATTGAAAATATAGCTGAAGGAATATTCTTGGTTAAAGAATATATATCTGGGGATACGGCAAATTTTTTAATAGACTCAGTCTTACCAAATTTGATAGAAACTCCAAGACAACATATATACGGAGACTTAATGGGTGAAGAGATTGCCCCGCCACACAGCGTTAGTGCATATACAGATAACGTAAACTATAATGTGTCTATAGATATCTACAATGGATTATTGTTTTCAATTAATGCTCTTATATCAAAAAAATTTGAATCCGCACATAAAGTCAAAAGCTATTTTTTTAGCTGTATGACAGACGGTGCAATTAATGAAATCCATATGGATAATTACTATAAAGATAAAAATGGTGAGGTACATGCTAGAACAAAATATATGTTAAACAAATCAGGACTACTTTATTTGAATGATGATTACGATGGTGGAGAGCTGGTATTCCCAGAACAGGGGATATCAATTAAGCCAGAAACAGGATCCTTGATATTTTTTGAAGGTGACTACAAAAAGCCTCACGGGGTAAATAAAGTTATTTCTGGACCTAGGTATAACCTAGTGACTTTTTACGAACCAGTCAACTAAATAATAATAATGCTATAATAGAGTCATGAGCGGAATACTAGTCCCGCTTAAATAAATAACCTATAGGAGTACAAAATGACAGACGGATTGAATTTAACAGGATTTAACGAAGTAAAGCCAGCAGTACAGCATACAATTGGAGAGCAGTACGCTGCTGATCCATCAGCAGCATTCCCTGCATCAGATGTATCTAACCAGCCATCAGCACAAGGCCCAAAGTAAAAATGGATCTATTTGATAAGGAAGAAGTAACTGCTCCATCAATGGAAGCATCTATTGCTGAAGCTGTTAAGCCAGCAACACCAGAACCAGTAAAATCTGGATCAGAGTGCACAAGAGACACAAGAGGCGATGCTGATTGTGCTGTAAAGAATTGTGAGAACTGTAACTAATGTGCATGGATTGCGGATGCGGTATTAATGCAGTTGGTATGGGGTTGGGAATGACTCCAGTTACAATTGAAGATGTTTCACGAGATGGTGAATCAGGCTTAACGTTAGGCATGGTTTCGACACCAGAACAGACAAGACAATTTATAAATGAGTAATGGTTTTAAAAAAGAAGACGGCACGGGCACAACACCAGCAACAAATGCAGGAGTAGCAGCAGGAGCCATTACAAGTAGAGAAACACCTAAAAGGTATCCAAGACAAGGTGTAAAAATTGATACAAATAAACACGGCATAAGAAGAGAAACAAGTTTAATTCCAAAACCGCCTAAAAAATCAGGCAGAAAAAAAGTATAAATATCTATTGATAGTGTGTCCCACATATAGTATAATATATATGTGGGACGTGCTATTTACAAACAGAGAGAAGTAAAATGATTATTCAAGTAATTGGTCTTCCAGGTTCTGGTAAGACTACATTTGCAAAAGAGTTAGCAGATAGAATTAATGCCGTGCATCTTAATGCCGACGCAGTCAGAGCAGAACTAAATAAAGATTTAGGCTTTAGCCCAGAAGACAGGTTAGAGCAGGCTCGCAGAATGGGAGCTCTATCAAGACTATTGTCTGATCAAGGATATCATGTAGTAGTTGATTTCGTTAATCCGACAGCAGAAACAAGAGCATCTTTTGGAAACCCAGACAAAGTAGTTTGGATGAATAGAAATCCTGTTAGAGATTTTCCAGATACAACCGCTATGTGGGAAATGCCATCTAACCCAGATTTAACTTTTGATGATCGCATAGAATATACAGATGCAGCAAGACTTGCATGTATTGACTTTCAATTACATGATTGGCGCCAGCCAACCACTTTAATGCTTGGTAGATACCAACCATGGCATGAGGGGCATCACGCTTTGTATCAAGAGGCGGGGAGCAGAACGGATCAAGTAATGCTAGGCGTAAGGAACACTTACAAAACAAGCGAGAAAGATCCTTTAGATTTTGAACAAGTAAAGGGATATATTGCACAGGATCCAGTAATGGACAAAGCAATGGTTATTAAGATGCCTAATATAACTAACATTGTATATGGTCGTGATGTCGGATATAAAATTGAGCAAGTATCGTTAGGAGCAGAAATTGAAGCTATTAGTGCTACTCAAAAGCGTAAAGAAATGGGTATATGAGTCTGCTGATGCCATGGCAGAAAACGAAATAAAACTTTACGATCAATGGTTTAAGAAAGAAGAAGATGAGAGTAAGTAAACAAAGATCAGCAGTAAAGGCTATTGTTTGGCGCTGCATCGGCACGGCAGATACTTTTGCTATTTCATGGTTTATAACTAAAGAACCAATTACAGCGGGGTCAATAGCAAGTTTTGAGGTATTTACAAAAACAATCCTTTATTATTTACATGAGCGTGGTTGGAATAAAGTTAAATGGGGAAGAAATGTGTAGAGAATGTGGCAGTTGCACAAAAGAACACTCATTAACAATTGATGATGCAGTGGATAGAATAGAAGAAAGCTCTATAGTATAATAGTATAATGAGAAGACTTTTAAATAACGCATATAGTTTTCTGCCTAAAATGTATCAGGGGGCGGAAGTTGAAGAGTTTTCAAAGGCTGTAGATCTAACAGTACATACAAAAGCACCAGGAAAATGGTTGCTGATAGACCTAGAGACTGGTCAAGAATATATTGGGGCAGATGTTCCAAATAAATATGGCAGATGGCTAAGGCTAAAGGACAGAACAGCATGATTAAGCAGTTGATGTGCAAGATGTTTGGCCATAAATTACAGCATGCTGGATTTTGTCCATTCACAAAAATTGACTATGACGTCTGCATTAAATGCGAGACAATGATTGCAGTGAAAGGTAAAGATGAGTAATTTAATTAAAAGAGATAACTTAATTTGGGAATGGCAAGATGTTGTAGAAGATCCAGAAAAAATTCTTCAAGAAGTTTTGTTAAAAGATAATTGGATTGATTACACAAACAAAGGTGGGACAGGTTCAGCTTATAAAGATTCCACAATTAAAGGCAGATCCACTAGCGTATTTCCAGAAGAAAGATTGTACCCAGTAATTCTTGATTTATATCAAAAGTGTTTAATTGAATATTCTAATAGTTTGCCAATAGAAAACATAGATAGCGGTCAATGGTTATTCAGAGAATATAACCCTGGAACCAAGCTGGCACCACACAAAGATGGATACAGTTACGTTCAGGATAATGGCAAACCAGTGCGACCAACCTTAACTATTTTATTTTATCTAAATGATGATTATATAGGTGGAGAAATAGATTTTACTAATGACGATCTGTGCATTAAACCGAAGGCTGGTTCTATTATAATATTCCCAAGTGAAAAGATACACTCGGTTCTTGAAATGAGCTCTGGTAAAAGATATATGACTCAAACTTATGTTTATGAAAGAGAATATACGTCTTACGAAAAATTGTGGTAACAATATGGAAATACTTTCTAAAGGTATTATAAAATTTACCAATGCATTTAGTCCACATTCTTACATTGATATAATTGAGCAGGTATCTGGTACTGTTTACCCGTTAATGCAGACAGAGAGAAGACCTCATTTAACTATGGAGCTTCCAACTTTGTTTTCTAGTAAAGATAACCTAGCAGCAGTAAGATTAAGATCGATGTGCTTATCAGACATGCTGTCTCCTATTGCTCAGTACATGTCGATATACAACATAGAAAAAATGGTACCTAAAAAAGATTTTATAACTATATCTAAACTTGTACCCAATAGCTCAATGGAAGCTCATGTAGATGACAAAGATGTGGCCTCTGATAACTTTATATGTATGGCATATATCAATGATAATTTCATAGGAGGAGAACTTAACTTCCCTAAAATAGGAATAACTTATAGGCCGTCCGCTGGGGACATAATAATATATCAAGCAAAAGAAAAGCACGAAGTGTTAGAGTTAACAGATGGCAGCAGGTATACATTTGGATACGGACTAAGGGGTCCAATTGATTAAATACGAAGAGCCCATAATGGATCTTTTGTATGAAGATGACAAAATAAAAATTTCAATTACACAGAGAAGATCTAATAATGTTTTTTTGTGTTTTTCAGGAGCAGGTATGATGATAGCAAATATAGAAATACAAAAAGAGGAATTTGCTAAATCAACAAATAACTCAACATCTATATTTATTGTTGATAAAACAAGGTCTTGGGGCAATTTTGATTGGGACAAACTTAAATTAATAATAAGCCCATACATTCAAGACAAAACCCTATACTCTTTGGGAAACTCTATGGGCGGATTTTGTGCAATAGTGGCTTCAAAATATTTTGATATATCAAAAGTTATTGCTTTTGCTCCCCAGTGGTCTGTTAACAAATCAATAGTTCCTTTTGAAAGTAGATGGGAGGAGCACACAGATAAAATAGTTATATGGAGGCACCTATCCTTAGAAGGATGCTTTAGCAATAACTCAACCTATCATATTATTTTTGGAAACATTGGCCAAGACATGAGGCATTCCGTTCTATTTCCAGATAAAAATAACCTTATATTTCATTTTTTTGAGGGAGACCACTACGTAGTCCAATCATTAAAAGACAAAGGGTATTTGTATAGTATAATAGAAAATATAACAAGGGGTGAATATGAATAAAGTTTCTGGTTTAAATGATGAAAAATGCTACTATTGTGAAGAAATAGGTACCTATTGGGACCAGGTTGGTGCAACAATAATAAACGTATGCAAAAAGCATCTGACAAATTATTATTCAGGCTAGTATTGACTAGCTCAACTCAATATAGTATACTAGCTATATGCTATATGAATTAGTAGAAAGATACCTTATGCGTCCTAAACGCCTTAGAGAGGCCATACAGGCTGTTGTAAGAGAAAACGATGAAATACTGAAGGCAATTACCAGATACGAAAATCAAGAGCCTACAAATTTAACTTGGTCAGAAGGCAATACTTGGTATGGCTGGACCCTTAATCCAGTAAAAAATCGTTATTATTTTGATGATATTGGCAATGAATCTCTCATGGGATTATGGGAAGATCAATGGTTAAGAGAGGCAGATGAATATGGGACTGTGTAAGTGTGGACTATCAGAGGTGTATCCAGAATGTAATGGTACGCACAATGCAACAAAAAATGATAAACTAAGAGAAGCAATACTTAAAGCTTTTAAAGAGAATGAACATCTTTTAGAGGAATGACAATAAGTTTGAGCGCTTTCTGTGTTTTTTGTAATAAGAATGTAGAAGGAGCGATTGAAGAAATAGTTGTCTTAGATTCAGGCAATGAATTGCACATTGGAAAGTGTTCAATTTGTTATCATGAAATTAAGCGAATTATCCCATGTTTAAAGTATGAGTAAGTATTGGGAAGATAAATCTCAATGGATTACACACTGCCCAATATGTTTTTGTGCAACTACACATCAATTATTAGATTTTCATATGCAATACCACGAGATAAAGGATAAATAAATGTCAATTCACGACCTTAGATTTACAGATATAGATAACAATACTATAGAGATGGAAAGATTTAAAGGCAAGGTACTTCTTATAGTTAACACTGCAAGTAAGTGTGGCTTTACAAAACAGTACGAAGACCTTCAGTCCTTACATGAAAAATACAAAGATGAGGGCCTGGTTGTTATCGGGTTTCCTTGTAATCAATTTAATAGCCAAGAGCCAGGAACTAACGAACAGATTAAAGATTTTTGTAGTACAACCTATGGCGTAAACTTCTTAATGTCAGAAAAAATAGATGTAAGGGGGGATAACGCTCACCCAATCTATAAGGTATTGACAGAAGCAGTAGGTAGAGATGTCCCGTGGAATTTTGATAAATTTATAGTTGATAGGCTCGGAAAGATATATGGCCTATCCCCAGATGAAACATCTGCTACTTTTGAGCCATTTATTAAGTCTTTAATTGGTTTTTCCGTATAATGTCACAGCCAACTATTTTAGAAAACTTTATTTCACCTCAAACAGCCAAGTATTTAAACTCATATTTAAAGTCTAGATCAGAGATAAACCCAAGGGGGCTATTAAATGTTTACTTAAAGCCAATAAGGATTAACGAAGAGGGAACAGAAGAAAGCTATCTTGTTCAAGATCTAATTAATAGAATAGAAAATTCTATATCAAATCAGTTTGGATTTAAAAAGAATCAAATAGAGTTAGACAGAATGAATTATCAAATTCTTCAAAAGGGAGAAAGTCTTGGTTGGCATACTGACGCATACGGAGGGGTTGAAGGATATACAAACACCTACTACTCAGCCTTGCTTTATTTAACAGATAACTACGAAGGTGGAGAAATAGTATTCTATAACGACAACTCTGGATCTAAAGAAAATAGCGTTTCCTATAAGCCTACTGCTGGTACATTGATATACTTTAAAGGTGATGAGAATTACCCACATTCAGTAAATGAAGTATTAGATGGAGAAAGAAGCAATATAATATTATTTTATAACTATATTAAGGAGGCATAATGAATAAATTTGATTCAATTGAGGAATTTGGTACACACGGAATACGCATTAGTAATTGTTTAGATGATGCAGAATTATTGTTGTTGTTATCCCAGGGACTTGAGTGGTTTCCAGATTTTCGTTCAAATGGAGAACAATATGGACACGGCTGCACTGTCGGGGAGGGGGAGAATGGCTATGATACCATGCATTCAGCAATGCTTAAAGCCGCAGAAATCTTTTTAGAAAGAACTAATAGGTCTATAGATAATTATAAAAGAGTACATAATTATTATAGAATTTTTAAATGGGATACTCCAATGAGTCCAATGGGGCAACACGCAGATGGATGGGTAGAAGATGGAGAAACCATAACCCCAGACATTTCTCTTGTTATGTATTTTACTGGGGATTTTGAGGGCGGGAATCTAACTTTTGTAGATTTAAATAAAAAGATTAAACCAGAGGCGGGCGACATAGTTGTATTTGATTCTGCAACTCGGCACGGGGTAGAGTCGGTATTAAGTGGTAGAAGAATAACTACGCAGCTATTCTTACTCAAGAAGTAGTGGACTGATTGTGATAACCCTAGATGATCTAAGCAAAACATTTCCTCAATGCCAAGAGATACACAAAAACATTTTTCTTATAGAAGACTTTATATCTGAGGATGACAGAGCATTGCTTATGGAAATGGCCGAGAATGCATCTGAAGAAGACTGGAAAAAGGATTATATTGAAAGTTTAGACGATATAAAATATGATATAAATTATCCATGGAATGACAAAGCCCTTAATGTTGATTCTGATTTAAAAATTTCTTTAAGGGATAAGATTAAGTCATCTATAAATAAAGACCTAATTGTTCAACAGTTTGACACTATTCAAAGACACTATTCTGGATCTAGCCTACCAGAACATTCAGATCGTGGATACAATAGGGAGCCAGAGTATGCTATTGTGTTGTATTTAAATGACGATTATTTGGGTGGTGAACTTTACTTTTCAAAACTTAATCTAGAGTTTAAATTCCCAAAAGGATCAATGGTAGTATTTGCAACGGGCGATGATTATATGCATGGGGTCAAAGAAGTATTAGAAGGTCCTACAAGATATGTAATAACAAGTTTTATATTTAACAATATAGGTCGTAATTAGTGAAATCGGCGACGGTAGAGACAATTCAGTCAACCACGTTGACCCATATAATACGATAAGGTAAAAAATGATTAATGATAACGGAAATGATGTTCCTGAAAACACTATAGCAATACTTGGATATCAAAAAGATAAAACTTGGCCATCGCTTAAAAGCCTTAAGGGCAAATTAAGACGTGATTGGTTTGATGATCCGTACTACTTTTGCTTACCAATTACTTTTGCTAATCAGCTGGGCTTTGTAATAATAAGTTTATTTGATTTTACTGTTAGGTGGGACGGCGGTAAAAGTAGAGAAAGTCTAGAGATAACGTCAAATAATATCATTGAAGATGGCGTACATGGAAATGAAAAACAAAAAGTATATTCATTCTTTCATAATGGCACATTTACCGTATCTCACGATTGGATGTTAAAGACCCCACCAGGAACTAATTTATATATAACTCAGCCTCCAAATTACTTTATTCCTGGAGTTGTAACTATGGCTGCTTTGGTGGAAACAGATAATTTAGATAGAGACTTTACCTTCACTTTAAAAGTTACTGTTCCAGATATCGATATACATATTAAAGCAGGTGATATGCTTGCTATGCTTTTGCCAATTCCAAGGTACTATCCTGATTCATTTGAAATTAAAAATGCTTTAGAACTATTCAGTCTAAATGTGCTAAAGTCTCAAATTGATGGGATTGTTGCTCATGCTTCGGTAGATGCTGAATTAAATAAAGAACGTGGAACTTTTGGCGGGATAACAGAAGATGAAGATAGAAAGCTAGGGATATACTTTAGAGGGGTAGATCCTTATGGCAATAAGTTTAAAGAACACCAAAGAAAGCCTAAAACGATTGACTAGGGATATGATATAATTGAGGAATGATGACAAAGAAAAAGATAAAGCTTCCCCTTAAAATATGGAAGAACCCAATTAGATATATTAAGTTTCATAGAGCATTAAATAAGATCAAGAAATCAATGTAGTGGCATACTCTAGATTCTTCGACTCAGACATATACATATATGCTCACGTTGGAGGATATATAGAGTGTTGTGCATGTTGGCTAAATGAGAACTTAGATGAATATTCATTATTTGGATTATCTGAGAAAATAACTAACGATGATCAATTAATCGGACATATCAGACAACATAGACTATTAGGGCATGATATACCAGATGATTTGGAAGAAGAGATATTGTCAGATCCAGATAGGTATGATATTTTAATTGACTAGAACTACATGAATATAGTATAATTACTATATGAAGACAGGCAACGGAAGAGTTAAGCATTCATTTGTAGGATTAAATCGAGAATTGCACGAAACACAAGAAGTAATATGCGCCGTTTGTGGGCCATCAATTGCTGCGTATGTATTTCACCCTTTGCGATTTAAAAAGGGTAAAAATCCTCATGAATGGCGATGCAGGACAGACGGAAACGCTAAAAGCTTAGAGCAATATCATACATTAAAACAAGATGACATATGGATCCTTAAACATAGAGATCGAGCTGCTGCAAATGCCCGTAAACGAAAAAATGAAAATTGGAGTGAAGAGGATTGGGTTCGCAATAGAGAGAGAATCCGCAGAAGTCGATACAAAAGGACCTACGGCACAACATATGAGAAGATAGAGGCTCTAATTGCCTTACAGGGCGGCAAATGCTTAATCTGTAACCTGGAGTTCCCTGGTGGAAAATTCAATGTAGATCACGACCACTCATGCTGTCCAGATGGAAGAAAAACCTGTGGTAAATGCGTCAGAGGAGTATTATGCAGCGGATGTAATGGCGGAATTGGATTATTAAGAGACGATATAACCATACTCACTAAAGCAATAGAGTATCTAAATAGAGGTACATTCGTAGATTTTGATCTAATTAAAGTCGACAAAAGTGAAGTCGAAAAGTAGAAGCCCTATTGTCAGTACCTGACATAAATGCTATACTAATAATATGTTACATAGCTTAGAGATACCTGACCCATTTGCTACATTTGTGGCACACAAGTATGCTAATTTTAAAGGCATGGTCTATGACTTCTTTGCTAAAGAATGGTACCTAAAAGCTGCTTGCTGTGGGGAAGAGCTTTATGCTCCTAATAAAAAGACTATGACTAAGATCAGACTTTATCATACTCGCAATGAATGTATGGGTGGATACTAATGAACGATGCCCTATGTACTAAGTATGGATGTGACTATCAACTAGACCTTGATGGTCAGGTTACATGCTCTAATTGTGGTGCCATGGATGATGATATGTTGCCTAGACGAACATACAATGATAATGAGGCGGGATATTCAACAGGTAAATGGTCGGATGATGATGATTTTGGCATAACTCCATTTCTAGGACCTAACCGATGATGTGGTCATGGATATTAGCCATTATTGGAGTAACGGGAATTTACTTTGTAGGCAGAAAAGATATTTGGGGATGGTATGTCCTTCTATTTAATGAGTGTCTATGGATGACTTATGCCATACTAACAAAGCAGTATGGATTTATATTCTCAGCGATTGCCTATGCAATAGTCTATATTAGATCTTATGTACATTGGTCCAAAGAACCTGTAAATGATATTCATCTATAATGGCTAAAAAGAAGAAATATAAAGGCATGTCTAGGGCATCTATTGCTGCTGAAAAGCAGAAGAGCCTATCTGATATTGAAAAGACTAGACGTAAGCTTGATGCAATTAAAGGGCGGGAACTGACAAGTATCAGACTTTCAGCCAATGATATGATAGAACTTAATAAGGCAATACAAGACCTAGATAGAAATAAAGCTTTGATTGAAGATACATATATGGGAACACCTGGACAAAAAGCTTCAACTTGGACAAGGAAATGATACAATAAACATATGATAACTATACTAGCAATACTAATAACGTGGTACGTTACTAAACTATACTATACAAGACAATTTGGTTTTGAAATAGACCAATCTGATCTAATTAAAGCTACATGCTACAAATGTGCTCGAACAGGTTATGTTCACCCAGATAACCTACGTGCTCCATATTACTGCATAAGTTGTAAGTAATGGAGTCATTGGCAGCTTTAGCAATCATAGTATTTTGGGTACCAATAATTATATTAATTGCATTTGTTATTGCGGTGCGTAAAAAATGAATAAGTTTGAATCATCCTATAGTAAATATACTATAGCTGAGCCATATAAGGTAGCATGTAGCGAATGTAAGATCCTATTTTATAAGGCTAATGATGACCCATTTGTGTGTCTGGAATGTGCAAATAAAGGATAATGGTAGAATAGACCTATGAAGAAGATAATGATGGCTGATTTAATTAAAGAGGCGGAAGCTGAAGTATCAGAAGACACCAGAGACATAATACCAGATAGTACAGCAGATGGATCAATTGGATTAATTACTCATGAATATGATGAGAGCAATGATAATTATGTTGTCACAATTGATTTCAAATTAGGTGGATCTGCCGAATATATAATGGATGTCGATCAACTTTCAGCATGGCTAGATAATCCTACAGGTGGCTATTATAATGCCAATGTTAGGGAAAGCTAAGCACTTAACTCCTATATCCCCCTCCCATTTATCCAGTCTCATATAGCCCTTAGAAGGCTTATATAGTGGAGTAAAGTGGAGCATAGTGGAGAATTTATACTATAGATAGCATATCAAATACTATAGTTATATCTAGTTAAACATACATATGTAATGGAACGTTATCACATGATGCAACGTAATGTCAATAGGACAATTTGGACATATATACCAGCATATTGATCCATATTTGTCAATAGATTATGCAAGGAATTTTGATCTATTTTGGCATATTCTCTACACATTTGTCGACATTGTATATGTATAATTAATCATATAGACATTATTGTGTAGCATTTTCAGGGATTTTTGTCAAGCCTTCGTAAATGAAAAATTTGGCCCATGAGCTAGAAATTTCAGGGATTTGGATCATGTGTCGTAAATAGAAAATTTGGCCCACATGCCCACAGCATACAAAAAATCCACAGGATGTGGATAACCCTGTGGATAATTTGGGCTAGATATGTTTATCTATCTAACCAGACATTCATATATTCATATATGTCTAATACTAACTGAATGGATCTTCTTCTTCTGTCCATCCAAAAGTATGGATTCTTTTTTCCTCCCGTTTTACTTTGTAAGAACGGGACGGTAACTTAAGATTGTTTAACTGATTATTCTCTTGGTATGCTTTGATACATTCATTCAGTTCATTGGCTAAAAGTAATCCTTCAGATGTTGAACCTTGAATTGAATATACATGTAACATCTTTGATTGTTCTGATATAACCGATACAATCATTTCCATAATTCGGTCAATTGTATATAATGGCTGTTGTGCCAAATAATGTCCGAATATGGTTGCGTTGAACCAATGGTCATCCATTAGATTAACTAATGATTCTGCT